TAGGACTAGGAGGATTATTTGAATAATATCCTAAATCCCATCCTTGCCATGCAATTTCTGCCTGCGTTCTTCCAGTTAAAATCATTAAATTATTTAATGGATAAACATTCCCTTTATATTCCCAATATATAAGTCTATCTTCAACTGGGTGGTTTTTTTGATAAGTAGCTTTTACCACTATCATTTGAACCTCCCCTTGAGCTTGTCCAATTTCTGATGCTGTTAATGTGTAAGTATTAGATGCACTTAATATCACATTTTTTTTTAAAGATCCTCCACATCCACCTAATTCGGAACTTCCTAATGATTCCAATTTAAAATCACACAAAGAAGTAGTAGACAAAATATTCGATCCCTCTTTTATTACAAGATTACAAGATTGAAAATTAACCCTTCTATAGACTGCAGGATTACAATCTAGATATTTAATATTAACTGGATTTGTAGTATAAACAGGTTTTATCATTTTAATTTTAAGGGATCAGACCCTGGATTATTTCTAAATCTTTCTCTGATAATTTTTTGTTTTTCGATAGAAAAAGTATTATCTTTATATTTATCCTTTTCTTCTACTTTATTCTCTACCTCTTCCTTATTTTCTTCTAATATAATATTAGGCTCTACTGGATTTTCTATTACAACCTCGTTTATTTTAACCTCTTCTGTTGGAATTTCTATATCTAATATTTTTTCTTCCTCTATTATGTTTTCTATAATTAATTCTTCGTGCTCTATAGGGTCATTAATTATCTGTTCTTGTGTAATCGTTTTTTTGCTTTTAAAAATATTTAGCATATTTTTCATTTTATTCCAGATTTTTTTCATTTTAATTTCTTTTTTTTCTTTGTCTTCTTTTATATCATTTGGTTGATCTTTGTCTTCATCTTTAGATTTTTGAAAAGCGAAGTTTGCTGCAATTACTAATGCTATTGCTAATGGATCAAAAACTAACATTAATACAATAATGTACCAGTTTACAACTTGTTCTAAGCTTTTTCCTGTGAGATTAGCTATATATTTTAATGGGCCAACTTCTTTTGCTAAATCTGAGTTAGATGCTACTCCTAGTTTATTTCGTTCGATCTCTCCTATTTTTACATTCTTAGAAGATATGGAATCATTCATTGATGATATTTCTGAGTCTATTCTTTTTATTTCTGAATCTATATCTGTAATTTGTTTTCTTACCGCTGTTGTAGATTTAGATTTTTCTATAAGAACATCCTGTGTTGATTGCAGATTTGTTCTTATTGTCATGAGCTGAGCTAGTCTGCTGTCTTTCTGTGATATACGAGATTCATAGTTCTTAATTTCAGTCTGCATCATCGAAATATCCTTATCCAATATTTCAATGTTTTTATCCTGATTCTGGACTTTAAATGCTGTTTCTTGATAAGCAGATGAAAGGAACCCGTAAATCCCAGCAGACGTGATTAAAATCAATATTAGAGTGGCTATAGAAAGATATATTTTAAGGAATGAGTTTAGCTGTTTCCAATACTGATACAAAAGTGATGCAGTAACTAATTTCGCAAGTTCTAGACTTCCTGCTAGTACCATTACCTGTGTAGCTGCTCCAGCAAACAACTTACCTAAACCAGATACAGAATAAAAAGCAGCAGAACCAGATACTGATAATGCTGAAAGTGCTATGAGCCAAGGCAACAATTTTTTCTTCATGTCTTATATATCCACAAAAAAAAGACTAGGAATATTCCTAGTCTTTTGTTATATTATGGTTTGAGGTTTATTATGCTAGCTCTAATCCTTGTTCTGCAGCAGCTAATTGATGCTCAAGATCTTTAACAACCATATTATCTTGCTGAATTAGAACTAATGTCTCTTCAAAAGTTTTCCAAAGACTTACAAAATTATCAATTTGTCTTTCCCCTGTGCCTTCCATTTTTAGAATGAAGTAATGTGAAGCTTCTACTTCTAAATTATTGAAATAAGCAACACCGTCTTTAATTCCCTCTTTTTTCGATTTCCCGATAGTTTTTAAAATCTCTTTAACTCCAAGAGCTTCTTTAGATCTCCATTGAACTTCATCTCTCATATAGACTTCAAATCTGTCCAAAAGTTCTGGTGTCATAGACACAGCATATTCTTTTCCTGCTAGACTCTTTTTATAATCCTCTAGATCTTGTTTAATAGAATCAACTTTATCCTGATCAACATTAGAGATGAATTTTTCGAGAGCAACTTCGTTTGCTTCTTCTTGAATCACTTTCATTTTTGGTTCTTTTGCCATTTTGTATTTTTATATTTTATAGGTTATTTATAATGGAAAGTTTCTTAGATATTATTAATTTCTCTGAATTTTTCACACAAATCTATGAACTGTGAAAGATAATCCTTTAATTCATAATCATGCACTTCAAATGTCTGAATTTCCGATGTTTGTTCATTTGCTATTCTGATCTTTCCAACTTTAGGAACTTCCTTATATTTTTCAGCACACATAAACATATAGGCTGCTATTTGTAATTTATAGCTCAATATATCTTCCTCATCCTTAGGAGAAGTCGATGATTTAAAATCCTCAACTATTAGATTATATTCTAGATCTCTATAAACAAAATCGCACGCACCAGCCCATCCGCCTTTAAATGTTGTGTATAGGAAAGCTTCATTATCTACAACCTCTAAGATATTCTCCCAAAACTTGCCATGATAAAAGTTCCAAAAAAGATCCCTTCCTTTAACTACATATTTAGCAAATTTCCCTTCTTCTCTTCTAGATTCCTCTATTGCAAATATTTGTGCCTTCTTTAATGATCTGTCTACGTTTTTTTCTTTTGCCCATTCGAGAAGAAAAAGTTCTAGCATTCTGTGCATTACATTCCCTCTTTCTGCAGCATCGTGTAATATCTTATCCCATTTCTTTTCACCAAATTGCTTTCTGAGCATTTCGTATTTTTCATTTTTCACTAGTTTTAAAACTGTAGTAACAGATGGCAGAATTAAAGGAGCTTCAAAAGCCCCTTCAACAATATAAGCTCTTCCCCAAGGGTAAGCTTTTCTTCTGATTTCTATATTAGAAAATGACATCAAATAGGGATTTTATTAATCCAAGCATCCAAGATATTAATCCGAATTTGTATTGAAGATATGTAACTAATAGAATTAATCCAATCCTATAAAAAATCCATCTGAAAGATAATCTTTGAAAAGCTGGAGTGTATGTAATAAGATAAGAAACAGATTTTGGTATGGGTGTTATTTCAGGTAAAATAACTTCTGATAATCCTAAATTAGTAAGATATTGATTTAGAGGTCTAGATTCTTCGATAACATATGCGGGCCTTATTTCTTCCGGTGTATCAGGAGAATAAATTACCTCGGGTGGTAAATTTATAACCGTGTAAATTCTTCCGACCCAATCCACTCTAAGCTTAAATTTATTCCATTCTATAGAACCCATATTACTCTTTATAGTCTTTCTCACAAAGAAATAATTTCTTATGTCTCTTATAACTCTTTTAAAGGGATATTGCATGACTTTTTATTAATTTTAGATTATACTACCAGAAAAGTTACATTAATCGTTAAAAGTTAAATTAACACCAGGAAACATTTCTCTGACTTTTAGTCTTGCTCTTCTGATTCTTGTAGCTATAGCTCTTTTCTTCATTCCGTGCTTATCTGCAATCTCTTGATATTTCATTCTTAGAATTTCCCTATCATAAAGGATGTCTTTATAAATTTCAGGAAGATTGTTCATCTTCTCTATGACGTTATAGTAAAGATCTTCCATCTCGTCATTATCCATAGCTATATAATCGCATGTGGTATCCCCCTGAACTATATTTGAACTAGATTTTATTACGTGGTCATCCGAGTCATCTGAATTTCTTACCATTTCTTGTATGATAGGCATATATCGATCCTCGCATTTCTTAATAACTAAAGATTCATTTCTAGCTATATTATAAACCCAAGTTGAAAAATTACCTCTAATAGGATCATACTGTGTGATCTTAGTCCATATTTTAGCCATTGTATTAGAAACTGCATCTTCTGCAGCTTCTTGTTCTATTAATATAGATTTACAATGATTTAATAATCCTGGTTTGATTCTTTTGTATAGTTCTACAAAATCTTTCTCTGATGAGCTTCTCATGAAGCTCTCCGCTAATTCTTGAATGTTTTTTACTGCCATTTTAGTTCCAATTTTTTTAAATTTCTAATCTTCTTATTTCTATCCCTGCTTCCTCAAAAAGTTTAAAAGAATCTGTCTTTCTATAAACTTCCGAGTATACTATCCTTTTAATCCCTGCCTGAATTATAAGTTTAGCACAATCAAAGCAAGGTGATAGCGTTACATATAATGTAGCACCCTCCGCCGAATTTGTACTCTTAGCTATTTTTGTTATAGCATTAGCTTCTGCATGTAAAACTGTATTGAGCGTGTTGTTGTCGCAATCTTCACACTGATTAGGAAATCCAGATGGAGTTCCATTATATCCATCGGATATTATCGTACGATTATTGACTATTAAACACCCAACTTGACTTCTTTTACAGTGGGAATTCTCTGACCAAACTTTGGCCATTCTTAAGTACAATAAATCGATCTTATTCTGCTTCGCTTGCGGTAGGTTCTGATTGATCATCAGTTTGTGCTTTTAAAGGTACGACTTCGATTTTATAGCGTTCTACGATTGAAAACACGTCTCTTAGCCTAAAAGCACCAAGGAGATTTAATATCTCATTAACTTCATCTTCTGTAAACTCCAATTTTTCCTCATTATCCAAATTCTGCAGACATTTTTCATAGTTCGAATATTCCTTTAGGAATTGAGCTGATGCCTGTCTAAGCTCGTTCGAAATCTCATAGTTTTTACTCATACTTTTTATTTTAGGTTTTATTTTACAAATATATAGAATCTCTTTTAATAAGTAAACATATTATTAAAACTTTTTATTTGATGGTGTAACAATTAATGGCCCTTGCATAGTACTATTAAGTTGAATCAATAACGTAGATATAGTTTTCATTGTCTCTAACATTTCGTTATTTCCTTCTCCAATTCCATTTTCTTCAATTTTTTTTTCGTTGTTAGTGGTTTCGCTCTTTGGAGATTCTGTAGTTGGATTTTCAGAATTTTCTCTATTAGATACAATATTACTAGTAGTGTTTACATTATTATTAGTGTTAGTAGCAATAGATTCTGTCTCTTTAGGTTTTTCTACTGGTGTACTTACACTAGATAAATTTTGAGGGTTAGTTTCTATTTTACTAGTAGAAGGAGGTAAAGTTTCATTTTTTACTTCATTTTTTTTCTCTATTCTAGTCCCTAGGTTAGTTTCTTCAATTTTTTTCTCTGATACTTTATTTTCTATTTCCCCAGTTACACTAGCAGCTCCAAAATTTATTCCAAATAAATCTTCAGCTTTATTTGATACAAGTTTTTCTTGCCCCGTCTGTAACTTACTAGAATCTTTTGCGTTTCCAGTTCCTCCAGTTCCTCCAGTTACACTAGCAGCTCCTAAATCTATACCAAATAGATCTTTAATTAGATCATCATATCTGCTATCTAATGTTTTTTCTATTTTTTGGGGTTGAGAATTAATAGTAGCCCCGATAAATCCAGTAGCTCCTGTACCACTTATTGTTTCTCCTAATTTGGTTTCATTAAATACTGAATCAGGTCCAGTTGTTCCTTTATCAACAGTTGGTCCTATAATATTTGTTATAGGTTCAATAGAAGATTCTGTCGTGCTCACTGGTTCTGCTTGCGTTTCAGTAGGTTCAGTAGCAATTATTTTCTCTTCTAATCTAGTTTCTGAAACTGTTTCCGTAGGGACAGTAGCTGCTACTATATCTCCCTCATTGAACATTTTCATTGTCTCGATAGATCCACTTTTTGATTTATCTATAAGTTTTTCTAGATTTTCTTCGTATCTTTTAGACATAGCTAAAACACTTTCGCTACTAAATCCTTCGCTTTCTAGTATTTTAGCTAATGCTGATATTATTAAATTATTTTCTGGTGTATATAATGAAGCAGCAGACTCTCCAGCCATAGGCCCAGTTTCATTAAAATAACTAACAATTTTTGAAAATTTACTTAATAGATCATCAAATTTAAGACTATCATCTTTTAGTTTGCTATTAAAGTCTTCTTTTACTTCATCATATTTTTCATAACCTTTTATATTTTTAATTCCTAAATTTTCTACTATCTGTGTAACGTTACCAGTTTTAAGAATCTGTGCATTTGCTAATTTATTCTCTGCAGATCCTTTAGACATTTCGAAAATCTCTTTTCCGTCTAATGCCTCTCCATCCTCTATTTTTCTTTTTATTTTAATCCTATCTGATAAATCCCCTGCATAAGCTTCTGAATAATATATAATACTTGCATCATAAGCTGGGTCTAAAGCTTTTAGATTTTTTTGAAAAGATTCAGTATAAAATTTATTAGCTTCTTTTATAACCTCATCCGCAGATTTCTTCTTCTTTTTTAAATCATCATCTATTTCTTTTCCTGTTAATCTAACATTTATACCATCAGATACAAAGCTTGCATCTAATTGCTCATTGTACTTTGCTCTATCGAAAGCACCTTCTCCTGATTTAAAAATTGGAAATTCTGATCCTTGTGTTCCTGTTTCTTCTGCCAAAATATTATTTTATTTTATATACCTAAAAAGCCAAAAAGTTAACTTTTTGGCTTTGAAAATGAAAATGCTTCTACTAAATCACCTTGTTCAGATTTCTTATTCTCTCTTTCTATTTTTTCGTTAAGCTTATCTATATATAACTGATATTCATAAAAAGGAAGAGATTCTATATTATCTATTGAAAGTTTAAATTCTTCCCAAAGTCTAAATTTGATATCAAAATAGTTGCTCAAGGATATTTGAAATAATGAAAAGGGATCTGTATCCTCCGGGAAAGGTAATATCTGCTGTGACCTCCCCATCACAGCTTTCACATTTGGTATAAATTCTTGATTTTGTTGCAAAATTAATTTTTTCGCTAATCTGATCTGCTATTGAAAATTGTAATGGAGTCCATTCTATTGAAAGTCTCTCATATTGATCATATAATCTTTCATCTAGACCTCTCCAATCTGGTATTATGAAAGTTGCAACTTTTGCAAAACTCTCGTCGAAGTTTTTATTTCTTCTTTTTTTCTCTGAAATTATTTTTCTGCATATAGTGGTTACCCCTATAGTAGGAATATACAGATCCATTTCTGCGCTTCCGTCTTTTGGTATAAATTTGAAGGAATAAGAATCTTTGTTGTATCTTTTTAATATCTCATTCTCTATAACAAAGCTGTCTAATAAATTAGATTTTAATTCTATCATATCAGGAATATTACAATCTTCTTTAGTACAGTTTTTTGTAATAGGTAATAAGATTCTATTCTCTCCTTTTAAGAAAGTCATATCCCTTATTGACATAATAATAAAAAATCTGTCCTCGTACCAAAGATCATATGATTCTAATATTCCGCCATTCCATCGTATTTTCATACATTTTTCAATAATAGCGTTTAATTTGTCGTCTAGATCTAATCTATCGCTTTCATCAACAGTAGAGAATTGACGTATTTCTGTAACCTTAGCTGCTTTAATAGCAATTTCAAATCCGTCAGGATATCCAAATCCTTTAGAAGGTAAAGTTTCCGATGGTATATTTTTCCATTCAGACTCCATTCCAAGTGGAGTTCTGTTAACATTAACTTTTCCTAAATTTGTTGATGTTATATTATCAGAGGTTGGGATCCAATCGGGAATTTTTACATTTTGTACATCTGGATCAGGTTCTTCGATTCTTTGAATAGAATCATACTCGAACTTAGATTTAGCTTCTTTTTGGTTGAGCTCATTTAGAAGCTCATCATCAAAATTGTCAATCATATTTTTTTTCTTATATTTCTTTTACTCTTGTTTTCTTTTTAGTTTCTTATTAGACGATAAAAAAAAGTAAAGACCAAAGAATAACCCCGAAAGGAAATAAAAAATTACAACAGTATGCCAATAAGATTCTGTCCATTTCATTAATGTTGCAAAAAGAATATCGAATCCAAAGGGATTGAAAAATGTTGCTAAGATTAAGCAGATTGTGGCAAGTCTTCTTTTCTTTTTTTGATTCACACTCGTCGTCCATATTATTTTAATATTGCCATTCTCATAAGAAATAATATCAAATAAAAATGGAGACTCTATTAATAAAGTCTCCATTTATATATTCTTTTAATTTTTTTTAGTTAAATATATCTTCAAAATAATCAGCTCTAAAAGAAAGTGCAATTTTATAAGGAGTTGTTCCGTTACTATAATCCAAATCCATTGATTTTATTTGATCTGTAGGAAAGCAATTCACTAGTTTTATTCTTCTAAATACATCTCCTTCTTTATTGAATATTGATATAAGTATATAAGTTCCTCCTGCATATGTTGATTTAATTCCAGTAGCACCTGTTAACGGATTATATATTAAATCAGACCACTCACGCATAGTTTTAAATACATAGTTGCTATTGTTATCATCTAAGTTAGTTTCAAAATCAATTCTAATTTTTACTCCAGTATCATCAACTGCTCCACCTGCATATCTTCTTCTTGAAAATTTATACCTTTGTTCCATTACTCCTGGGTTTTTATCAACAGATAAACCCGAAATAGAAAGTACATTTTCTACTAATAAAGATCTTCCTCCATTTCCTTGTGGTGTAGATACACCCGCAGGAGGCTGAATAATAACCTCGAATTGATTAAGATATACTGGTTCGTATAATTGAACTGCTGCTTTTGATGAGCTAAAATGTGGTAATCCTGCCATTTTGTTTTATATTTATATGAATATGTCTTCGAAATAATCTACTGCCCATTGTACATCAATTTTATAAATAGATGCTTGGGTATAGTTTAATGCCATATCTGTTATAGGTGACATAAGAAAACAATCTCTAAGATTAATTTTTCTAAAAATATCTCCTTGTTTATTGAAAACGTTAATTAAAATGTTTCCTGTATAATCCCTTTTAAGTCCCATTGCTCCTGTAATAGGATTATAAATTAAATCTGACCATTGACGAAGTATTTTGAAAACATACATGGAATTATTATCATCAAGGTTAACTTCAAATGATATTGAAACATCTAATCCTGTTCTTTGTGGAGCTGCTCCTGAATAGTATCTTTTAGCAAATTTGTACTGTTGAGTGATCTCACCAGCATTTTGATCCACTTGCAAACCCGAAATGTTGGTCACTTGCTCTAAAAGGATGTTTCCGCTACCAGGATTTCCTTGAACTGATATCACTCCAGCAGGTGGTGAAATAGTCACCTCAAACTGATTAAGAAAAACTGGTTCAAATTTATTAACTGAAGCTTTTGAACTTGTATAATGTGGTAATCCTGCCATGTTTTTATTTTATATATTTTTCTATCTTATTTATTAACAAATTTATTAGCTAAATTGTGCAAATCCACCAGAAGCAATACCACCTGTTCTTGTAACTGTCATTCTATTAATAAACTTGTGGATACCTCTTGCAGGTTCAATAATTACATCAATAATACCAATATTTTGATCAATAATTGCAGGTGTATTATTAGAAGAGTCCATAATAGTTAAATAGTTATAAATACCTCCAACGGATCTTACCCCAGTTAAGTAATTGTCTACTAATGTTTTAATTTCAAGTCTTACATTGTCTTCATTAAAATCAAACACAAAGTTGTTAAGTATTTCTTCTATTGCGGATTCAACTGTAATTAATAAGTCTCTAACGTGTAGGTTATTAAATGCTGAGTTAGTTCTTTGGTAGCTTGTTTGGTTACCGTAGATAACAATACCAATACCTCTTTTTCTAATGATAGGATTAATACCAAATGGCTCCAAAAATTCTCTGTCTTCGATATCAAAATCGTATTCTAGGCCAACTAAGTTACCAGCTGAAATAATACCCCTTTTAAGACCAGCTACTATTGAATAAGGTTCCCCTGTAATAAATTTACGAATAAAGTTATTAGAAACATATGCTGATGGAGGAACGTCTAAGTTCTTACCATTTTCTCTGATTGTTAAGAATGGTGCAAAGAATCCTGAGAATTTTGCTCCTAAATCTTCATCAGGTAAAGAGAAAGTAAATGAAGGATTCAAACTTAAGTTACCTCCATCTGCAATATATCTAGCTTGTAAAATTGGAGCTGGATCAGTTGCAGTAGGTGCTGAAGTAAATCTAGGATCAATAGAATCTGCAAATTTCTTCATTGAAGGTACATTACAAATTGCTAAACATTTTTGTCTGTTTTTAGCAAGTCTAGTAAGTTGGAATTTACAGTTTGGCTGAATACCACCATCGAATGTATCTACGATGTATCTGAATGTAATTACATCAGTATCAGCTAATGTTCTTGCTAAGTTTGTATTAGAAAGTACATCCAAGATATCATTCATTCTTTGATCTGTTCCATTTGGTACAGAAGCAGCTTTAATCTGAGCTCCTGGTAAATAAGTGAAATTGAAAGATGTAACAAATTCTTGGATATTTTTAAATTTCCAAACTCTTGTTGTTGTACCTGGATACAATTTGATTGGTCTTTCAGTTTTAACCTGTACTGTGTAAATTCCTGGAGAAGAAGGAGGAGCTACTGTTTTAACCTCAAGTACTCTAGTTAATCTTGACTGAAGATTTTCAGTTAATGGATTATCATAAATTTGAGTATCAGTAGAAACTAATAGATCTCCTACCTTAATTCCCGAAGAATCAGCAACTGTTGTAGTTAATTCAATAACGTTAGGCTGTAATTGAGTAATAATATCTATATAATCACTAATGTTACCTGCGGTTGAAACGATATTAAATTGGTAAGTTCCAGCTGCATTAGCTCCAGTAGGTAAAGAACTGATGAAAGTATCCCCAAATCCTTCAATTGCTTCTGGAGTTGTAAGTGTATCATCAGAAAACGCTCTACATACTAAGATGCTAAATCCGTCTCGGTCTACGTTTGATTCGAATTTTAAATATTGAACTAATGAACCTGTATCATCCTTCCAATCTTGATCTCCATCACCAATATTTCCTTTAGCCCAGTCTCTGTACATAGGCGAGTTTTCGTAAGCTAAATAGCTATCTGCACCTACTGGGATATCTGGAGAGAAGAAAACATCATCATTATCAAAGTAATCAGGAGTACCGATTTGGTAAGCATCAGCAACACTTTTGTTAGTTTCGTACCAAGGCTCAACATAAGTTGTAGAAGCAGTAGAACCAACTAATGGATGATTCATTCTAATTCTTAACTGTTGTCTTTCACCTACAGGTAATGTATCGTTAGTAATGAATTTAGCTTCAGCTACTCTCATTTTAACTAAATCCCCAACATAGAATCCTAAATATCCTGCTGTTGGTAAATTAGATGTAACTTTACCTAATACCCATCTATCTGCAGGAGTATCAGGAGTAGTATCTAAGAAATCCACTAGAGTTTCAATCTGAGTGTCGTGTAGAGTTGAATTTACAAATAATGTATCTAAATAAATAGATCCTCCATCTCTTGCAGTTGGAGAATATGTATCAAATTCAGTAAAAGGTATACCAGCGTCTCCTGTAGCATTGTAGTTAGTATCTTCTAACATTGTACCAGTTTCTGGTAGGATATCAAATCCAGTAGAAGGTGAAACCCCCGTATCAGCAATTTCTGTACCTCCAGTAGAACCACCTACGTTTTTATCGTAAGTGTAATCTGCAAATAGATTTTGGCTATAAGATAAGAAGTTTAAGTTCCTAGGAAATGTTGTGATATCAGCATCAGCAGGTGAGCCAATCTCATCAACTAAGTGATGTCCAACTAGATCAAAGACTGAAGAGTTTACTAATAAAT